ACCCCCGTCCGTCATTTCATATACTGTTAATTGTTTGTTTTTTTATTTGTCTATAACTTGCAACTGTTCACAATATGCACCTTTTTGAACAAACATTGAACAAGTTATGAACAAGCCGTCTCTCTCCTAAAACTTTGTCTTTTGAACAAATCCACAATGTATGAAGAAGAAGAATATATTAAATGTATTATATTCTATATTCATGGTCTGTGGAAATTGTTTATAGGAGGCAAATATGTCAGGCGAATGCGACGAGTGTGGAGAGCATACTCTAGAGTGTTCTTGTAAACGAGCCAGATATCGATTAGAGCGCGCCTGTGGCCGTGGCTGCCCTTGCCGTGGTAAAGATCATGATATCCATTTAAACGCCATACGGAGGCCTATGAAAGAAGGAATAGAACCACAAGATCACTTGCCCGAAGTAAAATACGTAAATGTTCGAGGCAGAGAGGAGCATGAAGCCGTATTAAAAGATGCCGATCTATGCGACTCCCTGGGCCTAGATAGAGGCTATGAAATTATGGTATACCTAAAGCGTTGGGGCTCTTGGCTAAATCAGGATTAATCCAGGGGGCAACTTCTCTTTTTCTGGAGAGCCTAATAAAAAGTCCCCTCGATACATTTCATTTTCTACCCAATTGCCTTCACCATCTTTTTTAAACCCAAAGTACTCTAGCTGTATGTTTTCCCATCTTTTGAGCTGTTGAACATATTCGGGGTCATATAATTGCGGGCTCATAATAACGTTCATCATTTGTGACCTATGGGGCAATTCCCAACAAAAATAAACCTCTCCACCGGGATAGACATGGAAGACCATGCTATCTTGCTCTGGGTAAGGTCTATACTTAGTAATCTTTCTTATTCTAACAAGACCCTTCTTAAGCATAAGGTCATATTTTTCATATATGGCTAAGTAGAAGGGCTTTTCTTTAAATTCGGGGTGTCTTGCCCCCTCCTCTATAGCTTCATTAATGTCCTTTACCAAATCTTTCTTGATTTCGTGATTGACATCTCCAATTATTACGCCGCGCTCTCCATTGATTTGGGCGTCTCTGTAGATTGATCCGACGGTATTTCTACTCGGATCGAAGTTTGATTTGAAGTCCATTTAATTCCCCTCTTTCTAGGTTTTTTATTTTTCTTCTGTTGTTCGCTGTAATTGTCGCCCTGAATTTTTCTGGTCCAGTGCTCATTTAGCTGTTTTCTATGCCCATATTCGGCACATAGACTCGAACAAAAGACGGTTCGTTGACGTTTTTTGATGTTTTTCTCTGGGATAATTTCAGTGCCACAGGTACGACAGAAGCATATTTTTGGCGTTCGCTTTTCTGTCATATTTTGCAGCTTTATCCGATACATGCATTTGTAACAAATATTTTTGGAATTTATAAAATCCGTAATTAATCGATCAACTTTGCAATTAACGCATAACATGATGCCTCACTTTTGTTTGACTTATATTATTTTTATTATAGAAAGTCAAACCAAGGCGTAGAACTGGCGGAGTAGCCTTCCGTCACGGCGTAATCATGCGTGGGCTTAGCCATCCACCGAACAAAGAGGGAAATTCATGACTGAGAACAATGTTGAAAACCTAAACAGCGAAATTCCAGAGGTAGCGCCTGTGGTTGAAAACCAAGTCAATGTTCATGAAGTAAAAGATGCACAGCAGAATCAAGAGCCGGTTACAAACCAGCATTTGAAGGCTATGCGTCTCAAGAATGCCGAACTCGAAAGAGAGTTGAAACAATTGCGAGACAATCAGATGCAGATGATGCAAGCACAAATTGCTAATCAGCAACCGATTCGTCAAGAGGTTGATGAGTTTGATAAGATCGGTGATGAAGAGTTTATTCCTTTTAGTAAGGTGAAAAAGCTAGCTGAGAAGAACTCTCAGAAAGTGCTCAAAAATGCCGAGGATCTTGTTAAGAATGAGGTAGCGAAAGCCCTCAAACAACGAGATCAAGATCAATTCATGGATCGCTTGAATCGTCAATATTCAGATTTCTCCGAGGTCGTCAATCCGGAAACTTTATCAATTTTGGAAGAAAAGGAACCTGAATTAGCGTCGACGATTGCGGATCTAAAAGACCCGTATAAAATCGGAGTCCAAAGCTATAAATACATTAAAGCTATGGGGCTTTCAAAAGTCGCGACAGAGAGCAGAAGAGAGAAGGAAGTAGACAAGGCTATTGCTAAGTCCGAGAAGGCGGTAACGTCTCCCATGGCTTACGATAAGCGGCCTATTGCCCAAGCTTTCAAGCTAACTGACGCTATGAAGAAAGACTTATATCGTGAGATGCATGGATACGCTTCTATGGCTAGCTCGGTTCCCGAAATGACCTAATAGGTCAAAGGGAAAAAAACTATGACAGTAAATATTGCATCGTTGCCTCCGCAAATACAACAGCGGTACAACGCTAAATTGCTGTCGACTCCAGAGCACAATTTGATTCACCAATTATTTGCTACTCCTGTGGAGTTGCCTGATAATCAGGGTTTCATTGATAGACAGTCTCGTTATGACAGACTAGATCTATTTGAAGTGCCTCTTGACGACGGCCAAAACAACCCACCACCACAACAGCTCAATCGAGTCGATGTGGATTGCCGCGTACGAGTCTACGCAACATATATCGTTTTGACCAGGCAGGTTACGATTACTAATGAAGACCCTGTGCTTAACAGCGCAGCGGCTAGACTAGGACAGTCACTTCGTGAAACTCAGGATGCCTTACAGAGAGACAATCTTGAGAGCTCAGCTAGCATAATCAACTGTGTTGGCGGGTCTAACGGAGACATCCCGACTGAGATGACCATCTCCGACGTGGATGACGTGTTCACAGTCTTGCAAAACAACAGTGGAGAGTACATCACAAACATCGTAGAAGCGGAATTACGTTTCGGCACAAGTCCGATCGGAGACGCATACGGTTGTATGTTAAGTACTAGAATGATTCCAGTGTTGTACAACATGACTGGTTTCATTAAGAAATTCCAATACCCCAATATCTCACAAACTCTAAGTGTAGAAATTGGTGGAGCTAATAACGTTCGTTTCTTTGCCTCAGAGCAAGGCTCTATCACACCAAATGCTTCTATGCTTGGTAATGATATTGCTAACTGTTTTGTAGCGGCAAAAGAAGCTTACAAAGTTGTTTGGCAAGCCGGTGGTAAAGCTCGCTTTATCTATCTGCCTCCAGGATATAACAACGATCCGTGTATGTTGAGACACACGGCAGGCTGCTCCTTCTACCAAGGTCAATGTATCACCAATGACTTGTGGATCCAAAATCTAAGATCAACAGGTATTTAAGGAGGTTAAATATGTCTATGCCATATTCATTCATAGGTTCTTGGACCTATACAAACGCAGCTACTCCCGTGGCTCAAAATATCCCCATGACTGCAAAGCCCGATTGGGTTTTCGTCAAGGATTTGACAAACTGGGGTGCTCAATCAACTGCTGCTAATCCGATCTATTCCGAGTGGTTTAGTTCCATGGCGCAGGGTTCTTATCTGGCTCTCGGTCAGACAAGTAACACAACTAGTGCAATCACTACATATCCTTCTCAAGGGTCATCTGGTGGTTTTACTTTCATTGATCAAACAAACCCACCCATATTCACGAAAGTGTCCATGAGTGCGATCAATGGCACTACCTTTGTTGTCTCTACAACTAGTACGACTGGTATTAGCGTAGGTGACTTCGTCCGTCTTATCAACGTGACAGGGGCTCTACAAATTAGCGGTCCTAACATTTACCAAGTAACAGCCGTTTCCGATGGTTCAAGCATTACGCTTGGCTTCGGAGCATCTGCGGTAGGTGCTGGTCTCGTTGTAGCAAACGGAACTACTGGATATGTTCAAAAGGTTTATCCAGGTCAGTTTTTACCTAATACTCTGCCAGTTGCTTACATTACGCAAGCAGCTCAAGCAGTCGTGTACTTCTTCAGACAAAATCCATACTCACCAGGTGAGCTTGTAGATTTCCAAATCCCAACACCTTACGGAATGACTCAATTGAGCAATCTAACAGGTAAGTCGGGCTCTGGGCCTTTCTCAAGCAATCCGTCGGGTGCAGCTCGAATCTTGAGTGTAACTAATTCCGCAACTGTCTCTTCCATCACCATAGATGTAGACACGACCGGCTTTACTGCATTCCAGTTTCCAACATCGGCAGCCTTTGCCGGTGGAGCTTCACCAGCTGTGTGTATGCCTGCGGGTTCTGGCGTTGTGCCTCTTAACGGAAGTGCAACAATTCCAGCGTCGCCACCAGGAACAAACCTAGTTGACGCCTTTGACAATAAGTCTCAGTACGTCATGAACATAGGCTTGTCTGCGGTAGGGGTAGCAAGTGCAAACATGCAAGTGTTTGCGTTTAAAGCTGACTTCGTAAACGGAGTTACAAACGCATAAATAAATATCTGGAGGGGGGCTTGTTCTCCCTCCTTTTTAACTAAAGGATTTATCAACTATGGAAGTTAGAGAATTAAATAAAAAACCAAAGAATAGCTTACCTCAAGCTGAAAGAGATGAGCTGGTTAAAAAGATGCGCAAAGAAGATGACCGGATTGTTACAGGGCAATTTGAATTCATTGATGCACAAGGTGGCTGGTTTGAATTTGCTTACAGAAAATATCCGGGTGAGTCTATCCAAATGATTAAATTGATTCATGGGGAGATTTGTGATTTACCCATGGGCATTATTAAGCATTTGAATAACACGAAGAGGAAAATAAGACGTTATTCCATGGAAATAGCTGAAAGTGGAAAGAAAGTACCTCGTAGTTTTGAATCTGTTTCAAGAGTGCGTTTTACCCCTTCTAGTGTGCTATGAGTGCGCCATATAATTCAAATTACGGCCCCCCCTTTGGGGCTGACTTTGTTCCGAATTTGCAGTACATAACGAATATTACTCAATCGTTGCCTGCGGTCGTTACCTTTTTGAATGACACGACAAATTTCACTGTGGCGGAGTGGATTTCTTTTAGAGTTCCTCCGCCCAATGGCATGGTACAACTTAATAATCAAAAGGCTCAGATAATAGCCCTTAGTGGAAATACGGCAACAATAGCTATAGACACGAGCAATTTTTATCCGTTTATATATGTTCAAGACCCACAGGTTCCTTGTGTCGCAGTTCCAGCTGGTTCTGGGATTATTCAGGGGACGACGACGGTCACATTAGAAGATGCATTTGATAACAGGCCGGTGTTATGAGCACATTTGTACCAACATACCCCTTGTTTCCGACGTTAGCAAACGCGGTCACAAAGACAAGAAAACTAACGGGTTCTAGTAACGCGTTTCAGGTAACGGACTCTTATATTGTGCAGCAGATGCACAGTTTTTACGCCTATGATTTACCTGCTAAATTCAGATCTTTAAAGCTAAGAGACAAGTACACCTTTACCACGAATATAGGTCAGGATGTTTACCCCTTCAATAGCGAGCTCTATATCACTGTTAGCCAGCCTTGTTACTGC